AACAAACTGATTTGCGCTGCCCGGAGTAATTCTAGCTTCATCAAAAGCTTTATACAGCGCCTTAAGTTTACCTTCTTTAATAGCTTGATTATAATCAGCCTCTTGAATCCGTTGTATAGCAATCTCAAGACTTTCCCCTGGTTGCGCAAGTATGTAACGAGCAGTAAGTTCTGCTTCTTTTTCGTCCATAAATATATTGCCGTTAAAATCTTTACGCGGCCGACCAGTTTCAGGGTCATTCATCAAGAAGTCTATAAATTCATCAATACGCTGTTCAATAGCAGATTCCGACAGCGCACGGCCGCCTCCAAAGTTTTTACGTTCACGTATTTGTAGGTACTGGTTTCCGTCTGGATCTTTGTTGTACTCGAACGCTTCTTTATATAAAGCGCGTAACTCCTTAGCTTCGCGGGTGCTAAGTTGTTCTGTTGGTATTGTTTCATCTTCAACTTCCAACATTATTTTTTCTATGCGTTCAGAAGTCCATGAGTTTTCACCGGAGCCAGTATCTATACCAAGGATGTCTACCATCTTATTGGTAAAGTATGCTTCTTTTGCCGGTGCTTCTTGGAGCATCCCACGTAACCCGGCTTTGCCAGCGTCAGCCTGGAAAAAAGCTGCAATAGCTTGGCCAGCGGGCCCCATAAATTGAAGGCGGGCGTTTGCGGTAGAAATAAACTTTTTATAAAAACCTGTTGTCTTACTAGCGTACGCTTTGTTACCGGCGCGCGTAGCTTTTTTTATCCAGTCATTATCGATAGCGTTAATTAAATCGCGGGACTCTATACGTTGTGAAGCACTCAAATACTGCCCCGTAGTGTCCTTACGTTGTACATTGCGTTTTTTATTCGTTGCAACAACGTCATCCATATACGTCTTAAAGAAACGGTCTTGTTTAAAACGGCCACCAAGAGCACGATTAACGGCAGCAAAGAATCTTTTTAGACGCCCAGCTATTCGTTTAAATTTAGACTGTGTACCGTCAGTAGCTTTTATTGTGCTGTCATAAACATACTTACTAACTTGGTCAGAAAACCACTCTTCAAACCCGATACCTTCATCCATGTATTGGACGGGGGCGCCTTCGGCTGCGCGAGCTTTCTTAAACGAATCAAACATACGTTTACGTAGTTGGGGGTTAGCCTCGATTTTTGAAATTTCTTCAGAGAAAAAGACGTGGCCGATTTCATGCCCGATAGCCAATGCGGCGCCTACATCACTTTGTGCATACTTGCGGCCAAAAAGTTTTTCATTGACTACAACAATTGCTGACTGGCCTGCTAAAAATTCTACGCCTGCTGCGTTCTCTGGATTTTTTTGCATTTTTTCAACGCGTTTACTTAACGACTCGCGCGCCCAAGCAAACCTACCCCCAGGACCGGTATACGCATCAAAATTATTTTGTAACTCCGTCAAAGTTATAAAGTTCATAGGTGTTGAAATACCAAGAATTTTTTCAGCCTGGGTAATTACTTGTTGCGCAGCTTTGTCAAAACTACCAAACCGTCTTGGTTCAGGCACTTGCTTACGTTTTTTCTTTAGAGGGTCTACAAGTTGTTTATGCCAGGCTGTTGCGGTAACTGACGGATCAGCAACTTGGCCCATGCGGGCCCCCTCTTCTACAACTAAACGTGTTCTAGGAGCCCCGCGATCTTCCACAGGGGTTTTACGTGTCTTTTGTTTTACTTGTACTTTGGGGCGACCTTTTGAGACTACGGGGTCAGAGACCTTAAGTCCTAGTTCAGACGCGGCTAAACTAAGCTTGCTATTAGCTAGAGTTCTCTTGCGTTGTTCTGCGCTATTACGATTCCACCACTTGATACCGTTTAAAGCTTTTTTCATTGCATCAATAGATGACTGCGGCATACCAGTAACCGGTATTTCAACAACGATATCGGCTACTGTAGATGGTGCTTCGTCTACATCGTCTTGCAGTATTTCAGTAAGAAACGTATTTAACCTATCACCAGATATATCTCGACTGCCAGCGCCGTTTAGCGTGCGAACGTTATTGTTAGCGATCCATTGCCTTACTTCTTTTGGATCAGTTTTCGGTGTTACAACGATATAAGGCTTGTTTAACTGTTTTGCAAACTTAACGGTTGCCTTAGAACCCGGTGTTAAATTGCCTGGGTCTCGGACTACAATTACTGTTCCATCAGAATCTTTTACATTTTTACGTGTACGAACTGCATAATTTGCACTCTTAGATTCTTTTAATCCATATGCTTGCCCGAGAAGTTCCGGTTTGTTTCCACTTTCTGTTTTAAAACCTAGAGGCGCTGTTCCACCAGTTGAAATACCTAAGTCAGAAGCAACGTCTAAAAAAGAAACGTCAACACCGTCCTGCCCACCTGATATTACTTTGACTAGCGGCTTCATTTCCGGTGCCGCTTCACCACGCATACGAAGTTCAAAAAATGTAGTGTACGTAACGTCTTGAGTTTCGCCCTCAAACACGCCTGCTTGTTGAGCCCTGTTAAGCACCATGCCAGGCAATTGCTCAGTTAGCCCAGGCACAGATTCATCCTCTACACCAAACCGATCGCGAGTAAGCTCTCTATCTTTTGCTTCTTCAAGCTGTAGTTGTCGCTCATTATCAAGCTCATCCCTAAAACCTTCTTGCAGGGCTAAGCTTTTTAGTTCCGCGTACTCTTCTCTAATACGAAGCCCACCAACAGTTCCCTCAAGGTCCTCGCCTAAACGGTAGTATAGTTCGTCCCGAGACATGTTTGCTACCTCTACAAAATACCGTGCAGCAACATCACCAGCTATTTGATCATCTGTTTTAGCGTTTATAGCTTCAATGCTTTGTTCAGTACGAGTGTCTGCTATAGGAAATGGGTCTCGCATCCCAACAACTTCGCGTAAAGACATACCTTGATTACCATTGAAAAACACAAAACGACTTAGTACATCTTCAGGTAATCTTCTAGTGCCTGCTAAAACTTCTGTTATATCGAGTGGCTGACGGCGGCCGTTGCTGTCTGTATAGAAGAAGCTATACCCCCGCATAACAGCTTCTTGCATACCGCGGACAAGCCCCGCTTTTGCTAACCTAGGATCACCTGTATAAAGAGGGTCGCCAACAAGAGCCCGATCTTCGATAGCGTTCAATCGAATACCGCCGTTTATTAACGTCATAAACTGAAATTTTATAACCGGCTTACCGCCTTTTGAACCAATCTTACCGCCAGAAATTTCAAAGGGAGACTCTTTTATAAATTTGTCAGTTTGATTAGAGCGTTCAATGCTGGCCATAGTGCTGTCAAAAACTTTTTCGCTTCTGTTAGCACCTTCTTTATCTACGCGATATCCTTCATCTACTATAGCTCGGTCTTTAGGCACAGCTCTGATTACTACTTTTACAGCACCAGGGTTGTTAGCAATAATATTGTCAGCGATGTTTTCATCGCCTGGTTGAAACTCTGCATTTATATTACCGTCGATTTTAAAATCTGGATAAAAATTATAAAGAGCTGACTCAGTGCTATCAAAGATAAGGTCATTAAGAGCTTTCAACGCCTGATCGTTCATGTACTTAGAAAACTGTAAAAAGTTTTGTACAATCGCCGGGCCTTCTGGCGCATAGTGATTAGCTATACGTAACGTGTAATACGCTGCTGCGTTAACCGGTGTAACGATACGGTTAACTTTTTCTACCTCAGTAGTTCGTTGATTTGTGTCTGTGTCTTCGTTGGGTACAAATTCTGTTTCCGTAATAAACAACGGATTTTCTGGAGACGCTTGGATAACAGTTTTGCGTTTATCTGGATCTAATAAAACTGTGTATCCTTCGCCGTCTTTACCAAGTGGGACAATACCATTTTGTACTAACCGCACGGCGGGTGTTGCTTCAATCTCAGCTGCTAGTTCAGCACCTGTAACTTGATCTGCGGCTTCAGTAGGGTCAAGCTGACTTACATCATCCACAACACCGCTACGTTCTGAAGTAGCTATGTTACGTTCTGCACTATCTACAAAAGCTTGATCCGCTGTATTAAGCTCTGGTTCGGCGGTTTGAGTAGCTGGAGCTCTTTGCACAGGAGTAGGATCAGCAGGGGCTGGACGTTGCGGCGCTAGCGGTGCGGGTGCGGGTGCAGCTTCGGCTTCGGGCGCTACACTTGGTGCGCTCGTCCCAAACAATCTAGGGTCACGCATCTCAGCCATAGCAATATCGTTCATACGATTTTCATAAGTGGCGGTAGATTCGCCCTCTAACTGTGCGTATTCAGTATGAGCTTTTTCATGCAGTTCTACAAAACGAACCCAGTCATCAGGCTCATTGATGTATTCATTTACAAACTCGTCTGGTAAAGGATTGACTCCTTCAACTCTTGGGCTTTCCCAAGGTTTTTTGTCAAACTGTGATCGTAGATACTCTTCGTCAATAAATATTGTGTCGTCGCCTTTACGATAAAAAGCGCCGACAAACACGTCTGGTTTACCGGTGCTTTTTTTATAGGCGCCGCGTCGTACTTTTGCCGGTGCATCACGACGTGTTCTATTAAAATCGCGAACATCTGCCTGACCTTCAGTTGCTCGTTGTTCTTCTTGAGCCATAGCCGCAAGGTCTGCTTGAGTAACGGGTTGCGCGTCTGGTTCTGCAACAGGTGGTTGCTCTCTAACAGGCGGGGCAGTGGGCGTTGGCGTAGGTGCAGGAGTCTGAATATTCCGGTCGTTAAACAGCGGGTTGTTAGGATCAATCTGTCTGCCAGACGCTGTTCGGCGGCGTTCAGGATTATTCAGCGGCACTTGAGTTGTTGTAGGTGCAGGAGTAGGTGCAGGAGTAGGTGCAGGAGTAGGTGGCGATGGGCGCCCCATTACTTCATTGAGAAATGCAGCCTCATCTGCTAATAGGTCGGCGTTGCGCTCACGCGCTTGGGTTACTTCTACATCTTGCGCTACTGGGAACAACTCTCCTTGTACACCTTGCTCGGGTGCGTCTAAGTCTACAGTAGGTTGTTCGGGTTGCGCCGGAGCCGTACCAAGGTTGCGTGTATCAAACAGCTCTGCTTGGGTAGACTCATCAACAGCTTGCGAATCAGCTACTGATTGAGATGTCTGGTCAAGCATTTGACGAGCTTGCGCAACTACTTTATCCGCAGTCTCTTTAGTGCTTCTGGCTACGGCGGGTATGCCACCCACAACGCCGCCCGCAGTACCAAACGCACCACCAGCTACAGCACCTAAGAACGCAGCCTCGCCTCTACGCAAGTTTGCTTCCTGAGCTGAGTAATTATCGTCAACACTTCTACGTTGTTGGATAAGTATTTCTTCTTGGGCTAGTTCTGCGGCGCCTTCTTTAGCAGAGTTTTTAGCTACCTCTTTACCTAAGTTAGCGGCAAATGCTGCAAAAACACCTTGGCCGTCTTTACGCGCTTTTTTTGTAGCTAGTTTTAGAAAGCTGCCAACCATAGCAACTTCTGTTGCTGTATCAATCAAAGCTATTGGAGCACCAATAGCTAAGGCTTGGCGTGCACGATCGGAGTCAAGCTCTACGCCTGCTTCATCAAACTCCCCAAAAGACTGACCTGAGCCAGAGATGTAAGAAGGTATAAACGCGCCAGTTATTGAACCTGCTTTTGCAGCACTAGCTACAGATTTAGCTGTACCGGCAGCTACCGCAAGTTCATCTGGGGTGAGAGTAATACCCTTTCTTTGTTTTTCTGCTATTTCTTTCAATAGTTGTTTAGCGGCTGCTTTGCCAGAGGTGTTCATCAACCCCCGCCCCAACACAGCTGTTAATCCACCTACACCAGCACTAGCAGCTGTTACTGTTGCCATAGGCGTAACCATACCAACACCACTAGTAGTGAGGTCTAAAAGCCCAGAAAAGGTAGGGGCAGCAACGAAATCTTCAAAACTTATAGTACCTTCAAGTAGCTGACCACCTTGTTCTCTAGCAAGACGACCAAGTTCAAGGTTTTCTAAAGCTGCGTCTTCGTCACCAGACAGCGTATTAAAAATAGCCCCCATGTAGTCCATGTCGGCTTGTAGCGTACGCATACCTGATTGAGCACCACGTCGGAACGTCTCTGCAAAAGTATCTGCAGGGGCAACCTCATCAGATGTAAATCTTCCGGTATCAAGCAACGGGCTGTCTACAGCACGCCGCGACTCGGTAGTTATACCTTCCCTAGTACGTCTTTGGGTATCGAGTAGCGGTTCACGGCCAGCACTGTCGTCAATGAACCTACTGTCGTCAATAAATTTAGTAATTTCATCAGCCATCTAAAACCAATCTACCGATACCTAGCTTGTTTTTCTAACCGTTCAAGAATTTGTGGGCCGGTCTGGGGCATTAGTTGGCGGAACTTACCTACAGTCATAGTTCCTTCATATACTTCAGCGGCTTTCGGGCCCTTCTCAGTTTCAGTATTTCTCACACCAACTCTCTTCCCGTCTGCACTCATAATAAACAACGATGACGGGTTTTGTACCCAATCGCCGCCAGGAGATTTGGTGCGCCAAACATCTCTAAACCATTCTTTAATACCGTCCGAACCGCCATAAGCCAATTGATATATAACCCTATTTGTTTCGGCTGCTGTAAGCGAGTCAGACACCAGTTTATTAAACCTAGTGCCCACTCTGCTCGCAGCAGGACTACTTTGGAACAAGGCGTTTAGTTCTCGTATATGACCCGTCAAACTAGCGGCAAGATTTTCACCTTTAGTAGTGTTGTCTGGGTCGGTAAACGTATCAGGATTAGAAAGAAGTGTTGCTATCTTGCCTTGAAGTTCTTGGAATTTAGACTGTTCAGCCGCTGTTCCTTCATTTAGTTCAAAAGCATCCTGTCGGGCAGCACGGTTGTTACTTTGTGATGTGTTCACTTTACCTGCTGCATCTATACGCTGATTGGCTCTATCCATCGCAGTTTTAGCAGCATCACCATACATTATGAAGTTAAGAGTTTCTCGATATAACTCTTGGGGGGTTTGATTAGATTTTCGTTCCCCGTATTTAGCAAAAGCAGCAGCAACATACTTGGCTTCTTTAGTTGGTATGTCCAAACGCATTAGGTCTTCACGTGTTGTGACCCCGTAAGCACGCAAAATCTGCGCTGCGTTAGCAGCATCGTTTCGATCCATTTTATCAAACAATGCATTAGCTTCTTTTTCAAGGTCACCTCTAATATCCGTAAGGACACTTGTTACGTCGTTAACGACTGTTTGTTGCTCATCGCTTGCTTTAGAAGGAGTTTTTATTGACTCCAAGGATGCTCTAGCTTTGTTGAGCAGCTTTGATTGGTTTTCATTTGCGCTTGGATTATTACCTCTACCTGTCCGTCGTGACTCTAAAGTTTGTATTCTATCCTCTAAAAAATCCTCAGCACTCATAGCAAGTTCTTCTAATTCCGCGTTTACAGAATCAAGACGAGACTGAGCGGCAGTAGGATCATAGCTTGGATCGTCTTTTCCCTTCTCTATTCTTGCTTCAATCGCTGCTTTGCTCGCACGTAAGTTTTTAATTCTGCCTCTTATAGCAGAAACGCCCAAAGCATTATCGCTCATAGCGTCTAAACGAGCGTCTATAGTTGACACAGAAGGCGCTTCTGTAAGTGCCTCCGCGTTTGGATCAGTAACCTCTTTACCCTCAGGTAATTCAGCAGTAGGTGTTTCACTTTCAGTCGAATCAATTTTTTGTTCGGGCTCACCGCTTATTATAACATTTTGAAGACGTTTTATTAGTTCGGGCGACGCACCCAACGAAATAGCCGCGGCTTCTAATTCTTCGGCTGTAGTTTCAGGATTAGATATAATGTTCAAAACAGCGTCGCGTTTTGCTGCATTTTCTTCAGGAGAGTTACCAGTTAGTGTTTCACCCATAACCTCTGAAAGTATTGCGCGGTTAATGTCTTCTGCGTTTAGGGGGGTTTCCATCCCTACCAACTTATCTATTAATTGAACATTTGATTGAAAATTGTCAGAAGCATTTAAACCCCTACCAGTAGCGCGGGCTATTCCAATACCAGAATTAACTAAGTTCGTAAGTTTATCTGCCGTAAAAGTTACAGCTGGGTCATCATCGTTAGGAGTCCCAAACACTGAAAAGATTTTTGACAGGGCGCCGGGTTTATCTTCTTTAACATTCGCAACATAAACAGGCTGCCCGCCCGGTCCCAAACGGGGGCTGCCGTCTTCATTTGGCGGCGCCAAAGAGAACCCATCAAAATTATTTCGTGTCACAGAACCATCTACAGCTATGCCGTCTATCAAGCCGTTAGCAGAGTGTACATTGACTAATGTGTTAATAGCGTTTCTGCCCACTGGGTTTTTGAAAAGATCGTTAACTTGGGCTGTAGAAAGTTTAAAATCAAACTGTCCTTGATCGTCAAAAAGACCTACGCCGCTTAAATCTGACAGCACAGATAACGCATCGCCTACTCGGTCAGCTTGCCGTTGCTCATTAGCTTCTTGATTAAGTATCTTTCGAGACTCTATTTGAGTCTGAAGATACTCATTACGGGGTGTCGCATACCTTGTGTTAAGATTTGATAGACCAAGTAAACTCATAATATACTCCAGATACTACTTTTGTAGTTAGCTTTAGCATTTGAATAAGCTTGATCGCGCGCTGCCTGCAGTTGCGCAGCAGTACCAAGCATGTTTGTAGCATCTCCGTATACTTTATTTCCTATGTTAGCAAGGTTAGACAACAAAGACATGTTCAGTTGTCTTTGCGCTATTCTTGCGTTGTTTACGTTACCTACCTCAGCTAAATTAGAACCTCTAGCAATAGCCTTATCCCGTTCTCTACGCTCTGCAGGAGTTAAGTCGGCACCGTAACGACTAGCTGCGCGGTCCATAACACCCGCAGTTAGTGTGCGATTTTGCCTAGCATCCTCTCTAGCCCTGTCAATCAAAGACGTATCGCTCATAGCACGGTCTATTAACTGTCGTTCTAGGGGGGCAAAGTTATCTTGAAAATATTGATACTGTTGCTCTAACAGATCAGCATATGCTTTGTCAGGATCTGATACCGTCGGCAACGCAGATGTGCCGTAACCTGAGTTCATAGCAGCAAGTGGTAGATTGTAAACTGACATTATACTTTAGCTCCTATAAGAACGAGAACGCTGACTCACCTAGAGTAGCATCTCTTTTGCCGTCGGGCGCGGAATCATCCAACATCTTAGGTTGGAAGAACGAGCCTCCAGTTTCTATATTAGACTGGCCGCTCGAAACTACCGACTTCGCAATTTGTAAAATATTGTTTGCTCTAGCTATATCCCCACGTTGCTCGTCTGCTAGTCTTTTAAGGGCAGTGCCTTGCTCAATCTTAGCTAGCTGACTAAAGCCCCTGTTGCTTATAGATTTTTGTTGCTGTCCCATAGCAAGAACGTCCGCTTGCGCTTTATTTTGAAAATCAGAAGCTTGTGTGTCGGCTTGACTCAAACTTTGAAGTCGAGCCTGCTCAACATCACTTGTAAAACCTAAATCTTTTGTCCTAGCAAGACTAATCGGGCCAACAGTTTGCATAACATCCGCACCAGCTCTAGACCTAAGATTACTGCGCACATTTTCCTGTTGCAGTTGACGAGATATTTCTGGCAAAATTCCACCATAGTTAGTAGTCCAACGCTGCCACTCTGCAGAGGCAACCGCGGCCTGAGTTTTTTCAGCTTCAGTAGGTTTGTAATCCGACGCCTTTGGTTTTTTAATGCCCAAAATTTTTCCTAACAGCCCCATATCAGTCTCCTAAATAAAAGATTTTCTGCCAGCATATTTACGTGTCTTACGCCCGCTGTGCAATCCACCATAACGTACTTTAGCAACCACTGGATTATCGGCCTGACGAGCGCGCCGCTCCGCGTACACCATGCCGTTATTAAATAGCTCACTGTAAATTTGCGCCGCCCCTAGATCAGTCCAGTCTTTCGCGGGCATACGGCACAACCGAAAGATAGCGCCGTTAATAATTGCATCTCTATAATCAGTCATTATTTCATCATCACAAGCAGTAGAAGTTTGAGTAGGTTTAAGTGCTACTCTAATTTCTACGCCCTGTGAAACAGTGGCGCTGGGGACTGGTACAAGATTAACAATGCTCAAACCTTGTTTAATAAAGTACTCTGGAGTACCCGTGTCATTACGCCAGTTTTCTTTACGTTGCTCAAGCAAGCCACTTGAAACAGGTTCAAGAGTTTTACCTTCGTGTGTCATCCACACAATTCGATGTACAACCGTTCCGGTAGGTGGCTCTAAGTCGTATTCGTAGATACCAGCCACCACAGTAATTGGGTCCAGTTGTTGTTGATAAACGTCTGTCTTTTCACACAGCTCGATCGCAGCAGACCGTATCGCTCTTTCAGCTATAACTTCAGGGCAAGCCGGAACCATTGAAATGACATCAGGTAACAATGTTTCATATTTTATGGCCATTAACCGACTCCTCGTCTTTCCACGTTAGGCGTATCTATAGAATCTCGTTGGTCTTTAGCGCCGATTAAACTTAAAAATATTCTGTAGTGGTTTGCTGCTCTTTGAGCATTTGCAGCAACCTCTGATTCTTTTAGATAGGACATATACAAGACATAATGCATTACAGCACCCGCGTACATATCATCTACGGTTAGGTTGTCGCTTGCAGTAACGGTAGCTGGGTTTTTAGAATATATAATTTCTATATAAGAGTTACCGGCTACGCCTGGGAAGACATAGTAATTTTTAGGGTCTTGCTCGTCATAGATGTAGTTTTTAATTACATTTGTATGAGCAGCATCGCCCGTTACAGCTGGGTCATGCCAAGTAGGGGTCTGTGTGTCTAAGACATCGCGCGCGACTAGTCGAATTGCACGACCGCCTGTGCCACTAGATGCTGCTGACATATTACGTATGACGCGAAGCAGCCGGTTACCATCAGTAGGTATCGTTTGCTTTGTGCCGGTTACAAGAGTAACTGTAGTATTTTCAGATGTAGCGTCAGGCTTAAGAAGGGCTATCTCGCTTTGCGCGTCATTAAGCCACTTAATTAGCTCATCAGTCTCTGACCAACGGATACCAGACGTATCCTGGAGCGTTTCTTTTACTCTAGCTAGTACGCTTTGTACCGTTGTAGTCATCTGCTACCTCTTATGAACGTAAAGCAGCCTCCCAGGCGGCATTACGTTGCTCCGAAGACAAGGTCCTTCCAGCCAGCTCATTAACAATAGCAGCTTTAGGAGTATTGTCTTTCTTAAATTTGCTAGCGTCGCCTTCTTCCATCAAAGCAACGAGTTTATCTACTAGTTCATTAAACGAAACATCGTTTGCTTCGTCTTCTTCTTGGGTTTCTGGTTCAGCAACGCTGTCTTCAACCCGTTTTGCTCCCAGTGCCATAGCCGCTAAAGCAGCATCTTCTGCTAAATCTTGCGGCTCGTTTGGGAAAAGAAACAGTACGGCGCCCCAATCGGTAGCAACCCTTAGTTCTTTATCAGATACAACCTTCATGTGATTTCCTTTCTATGAAGAAGATGCCCCTCTCTGGAGGGAGGGTTTATTCCAGAGAGGGGACTTATTCTTACTGAGCGGTATCGAGTGCGATAACACCAAAGTCCTGGACAGAGCCAGAAACATCAGAGTTATACTTCGGCTTACGAAGACCAAAAATCTTACCGACAGAAATACCGGCTTGGTTTTCGTAATCGAAGGTGTCCTCGACAATCTCAGGCAGACCAATATCGGCCATAGCCAAGGCTTGTGCGCCACAGAACAGAGCACGTGCCCCGTTTACGTCAGCGTTCGCGCCCCATTTGTAACCAGCAGCACCTGCGTTAGACGAGGTACCGGCGGTTGCACCAGCTGTGTTGAAGACATGACGGAACTCATGAACCATAATGCCATCTACCATCAGGCTGGATGAACCAGCAAACAAGCTGTTTGCATTACCGCGAACACCAGCGTTTCTGACGTTAGCCAGGAAGTCGGAGTCGAGTTTCAAATCAGCCATTTGCTGTGGGGTTACGAAGAGATGGAACATCTCGTCGTTACCTGCACCGCGGATACCACGAATGTAGTTATCTTTGGCGTAGGCTTTCAACTCAACAAGACACTTGTAAGTGATCGTGTCAGCAGCAGTGACCTGAGTCGTTGCAACACTGGATGTCACCAAGTTACTTGTTGCGTCCCAACGCACGTGACGTGCGCTTGTAGGAGCAGACACATCCGAAGCAAACTCAAGGTCAACCAGCTCATGGCCAGCTGAAGAAGAGGTTGGGCGGAGTGCGCCGTTGTTTTTGAAAGTGTAAGCAACACCAGAAAGCGTCAGGAACGCCAGCTGGTCCATACGGTCAGCCATTGCATATGCAAGTGCGTCACGTGATTGCTCACGGAAGTTCACAACCGTTTTCTGGTCGGCCATGCGTCCGGCGATGCGGTTAGCAAAGCGCAGCTGGTCCAGCTCGATTGTGATGTCGAAGGCACGCAGTGCTTCTTCATTACCTTCCAGAGTGTTGTCGCCGGTAATACCGTCGCCAGTCATATCTGCAAGCAATGTAATGTTAGCTTTTGTACCTTTGTTGCTTTTGGTCAGCTCGGTTACGCGCTGCACCATTGCGTTCTGACCAGTTCCGGCGAACTGATTAATGAACGACATGTTGCGGGCCACACGCCAGAAGTCGCGTGACCACACCTGAAGCTGATCACCTGTCAGCGTTCCGTAGTTAGTAGTAGCCATTTTAAGCTCCAATTAAAGATGTGTTTCACTAACGGTTGAGACCACCTCAACCATCGACCGTCTTTTTAATGGATAGACATACCCGTATACCTCGTATCGTGAGGAAACGTGTGGCGTATAGTTATCGAGTTACGAACTCGGCGCGTTTTACGCCCCGACGGGCGAGAACGATTTTTACCGTGACCGACCACGACCTGATATCGCACAGGTAAGCGAGTTAGTTTTATATTAGTTAAACTAATATATCGCCGCAAGTAATAAGTAAAGCAATCAGCACTGAGGCTAACGCCATACCTACTACTTGTGACGGGAAATTCATCAGACGATATCTCCTCGCATGCGCCTAATAGTTGCTTCGGGCAGCGCGTTAAACTCGTCTTCGCTCATTTGCTCTAAGTTAATGACGTTTTCGCCACGTGACGAAGAGCCTTCACCTTCTAATTCTGGCGGTTGGGCTTCCGCAGCTTTAAGTTTTTTAGCTACTGTAGCCTTTTTCTTGGCCGCCTGCTCTACTTGTGGCTTTGCTAGGGCTGATTCTGATTCAGTTTCCCCTGCAGCCTCGAGGTTACGGTCCTTAACCACGTACTTAACCGCTCGGCCCAAAGCGTCAACGGGGTCATAGCCTTTAAGAATAAACGCGTCACGAAGTTCGACAACTTCATCTGTGTATTCTTGGCTAAACTCTGAAGAGTTTTGGTCAAATACTGGATAAGCTTCTTCCAGGTCTGCTGCAGCTTTCTGTAAAGCTGTAGCTTGAGCAGATTGTTGAACCGTTTGGCCCATTTTCTGCTCCATTTCCCAAGATATTTGAGTTTTTTCCGCAGCTCGAATTTCTTTACGGAGAGCGACAGCTTTTTCAGCTTCTCCGTCAAGAACGAGCTGTTGATATTCAATTTCTTTAGCATCGAAGTCATACTCCTCTGGCGCTTCAGCAGGTTGTTCGGCAGCAGCCTTCATTTCTTCTACCTGTTTCTGTAAAGCTTTCTGTTTAGCTAACACTTCATCAAGGCGAGACTTAGGCACCATAGGGCTTTTTGTCTCCGGTTCTGTTTTTTCAGCGGCAAGAGGCATTTCTTCCTCTTTATCATCGTCTGATTCGGGTTCCTCTTCAGGTTGCCCTTCATCAGGCTCAGTATCATCGCCGTCATCGTCTTCATTATCGGCTGTTTGGACTTCTTCGTCCGTAGTTTCCTCTGATTCTTCAGCTTCAGCGGTAATTTCTTCCGTTTCTTCAGCTTCTTCAGCTTTTTCTGGCTCCGGTTCGGGCTCTGGAAAGCTTAAATCTAGATTTTCTGGCGCCTCTAAGGGTTCTGCCCCCGGCATAACGTCAAAAGTAAGCGCTTTTTCCTCAGTCGCTTCCTGATTTTCCGTGTCTTTACTCATTACGCACTCCTAGTTTTGCGTGGTTTGGCCCGTTTTTGCGCCAGTGTTCATAGCAGTGGTGGCCAATTTTGCCGCTGCTTGAGTTCTAGCCTGTGATTCACGGGTTTCTTTAGTCATACCCGCAAGTTCACGACGCAAAGATAAGTTTTCTCTTGCTATTTGAAGCTCTTGTTGCAGTTCAGCTACTTTAAGCTGTGGATCTGCCTGAGCTGCGCCAGCTTTTGCCTGAGTTAACTGAGCGTCTGCAGCTATTTTCATAACCTCGGCCTCAAGTTTAGCGACTTGTAGCTGCGCTTCCTGCATAGCGAGCTGTTGCTGCATCTGCATAATCTGCATTTGCTGTTCAGACGGGTCTTGGCGGAGACGCGCTGCAAGCTCTGATTTCTTAGCGAGGTGTGAATACTGAACAATAGCATCGTCCGGTACAGCAACACCGGCTTGACGGAGTGCTAGAGCCTCCGCGAACTGTACTTCATCAAATGAATCACGCGCTGGCATAGTACTAATGACAACATCATACTCACCCAGAGTTAGATTATTAATAATGTCACCATCATCGGTCAGCTGATTAATAATCATTTCTTCCCGTTGTTCCATCGGGTCATCATCTTTAGTAATTTTGATGACTCTTTCCTCAGTGTAAAAGGTTTGGATAAGGTCCAAAATCTTTTCGGCAAGGTACTGGCGGGTTTTGCGCAAGTTATCCAACGGCACCTGAATCATAATGACGCCGCGGTTCTGTTTTGCTTGTATCGCAATACCAGAAACCTCAGCACCGTCGGTGCCAAGCATAGAGTCATTAATACCACTGATAGACTTTATATTAGCCTGCGCCTTTTGACTGATACGGTCGAGACCGGTTGGGATCTGATTTGGTTGTATCTTCGCGGGCGGAGAAGACCCACGATTATACTCAAGAACCAAACCGGTCTCTGCCCCGTGTTCCTCCAAATCCTCAGCCTGCATATTAGTAAGAGAGCCTGACTCCACTACCCAACCACTGTTAGCTGTAGTGTTAACAATGTGTAACTCTTGTGAAGCGATCTTGTTCAGCTGCTCTTGAGGAGAAAGCAGATTGCGCACCATACCGAACGGGCGCCCGCGCCTGAAATAAGCAAAGAACGGGACAATAGTGAAGTCTTTATATGGAGACCAGTCGTCATGCAATACAACTTTATCGCACGTAACAGTCCAGCGTACTTTCTTTTTAGTCTTGCTATACATGTTGAGACCGTAGTCTTTCGCAAACTTTTTAGCTTTGCGGTCAGACCACGCCTCCGGCACTTCACGTTGGTCACCAGTAGTTGGGTCTACATAACATTCGACACGAGTGACTTTACGATGCTGGCGCTCAATAACACGTAGGGCTTTGACAGTTCGATACTCATCTTCACCAGGGACAGTGGTACCGAGATAATCATCAGATTCATCCAAGTCCCCGTAGCGTGTCTCACTGTATTCCACCGAGTCACGGCCGAAACTATTACCGTTCTCGGCAATAAACCGAAGGCGGTCCGCTTGTTCTTGTCCGTACATTTCCTCGATGTCATCGAGCGTCATCCAGCGGGTGTAGAAGAACTCGTTCCAAGTTTTTGGATCATAGTCTTTGGCGTCAGGGTCAATAACAACATCCAACGGATCGAGCGCTTTAACACGTACTTCGCCTTCTACATGATCAGAAAAATCTATGCGCGCGTCAAAATAGCCGCGGCCGTCCATAATCAAACCATCAGAAAAAACTTGCTGCTCAACCCAATCAAGTTTGTTGTTATCTGCAATTTGCATATACAACTTCGTAAGCGTATGCGCAACTTCTTCCGACCCGCCACGGCGAGGTTTGAACTTTATATCTGCACGTCGATTAGACTGCTCGCCTAGTACAGTATTAACTGTAGGTAATATTGTATTTATGGTTAGGGCCGGGCGACCTTCTGCATCAAGATTAGCGACATCCATAGCATCCCATTGTTCACCCTGATAATAAGCATCGCATTTTTTGGCTACATCAATGTAATCAATATGGCCGTTGTCGCGGGCTCGTGTATATCGGTCCCACTGGTCGTGCGCTAGTTTATCTTCTTCACCTGGGGTTAGTCGGGCTTTTTTACTATGTACTGTCATATCACGCACTCATCGCTGACTTAATTTTAACTTCTTTACCAAGATAGCGGAGCTTGTCTCTCCAACTTGGCGGTTCAACAATACGTTCGTGGAATGTAGAAAACTCCGTCATCATTAATCCAATCCATGCCAACGCATCAACTTGGTCATCATGAACACCATTGGGGAAACGTAAAAGTTCTGCCACCAACGGGCCAGTAAATACTTCGTTACGCGGCAAGAACACCATCCCCTGCTGCATACGACCTTGAATGGCTCGTGCTCGAGCTTCTTTATCGCGGCGACCTACTTTCAAATCTTTGAAGTAAGCCTCATTAAGACCACGCTCCCTAGTACGTTTTTCTAGAAACGGACCAAGCGCCATCTCAATATGGCCTTTTTCGATTCCGATAATCGAAGGCCTCCATAATTCATAACAGTCTAAAATACGTTCGACAAGCTCAAAACCATCGAACCGTCCACGGATGACATCGACAACAAATAGATTATCGTACTCGTCAATACCAACCACCATACCAACTGAGTAGTCATTTCTATCTCGCTTTCCTATAGCTAAGTCCCACGCACAGTAATAACGTAGTCGATCTTGGTCGATGTCCTCTCTGTCGTAGTACTGGATCATGTCTCTTGTAAAGTAATCACCATCATCTGCAACTGGATTTTGCTGATACAACGCTGACCAATCTCTAGGGCCCACGGCTCGTTGTATACGCTCCAGTGCATTAAGGTCATATCGTTCTGGGTGAAGTGCTTCTCCGGCTTCGCGGAACTCTTCATCTTCTTCTGCTATAGCGGGGTACTTTACTACTTCCCATTCGTCGCCACCTTCAGACATATTTTTAAGAAGGCGCCCGACTAAATCGTCATCATGCCAGCGGGTCATAATTACAAGTATACCGCCGCCAGGCGCAAGACGTGTATATGCGGTGGAGGTGTACCAGTCCCATGTGCTTTCCCGGTTATTTTGTGACTCTGCGTCCTCGCGGTTTTTAACAGGGTCATCAATCACTAATACATGCGCACCTTTACCAGTAATACCACCACCAACACCAGCGGCAACATAGCCACCACCGGCAGACGTTAGCCAGGCTTCAGCTGACTGCGAGTCAGGATCCAGGCGTGTTTTGAATGTAGTCTTGAACGACGGTTCACGAAGAGTTTGCCGTACTTTACGGCTGAAGGTCATAGCCAACGCTCCAGAGTACGAACAGCTTATGAACTCGTGTTGTGGGTTACGTCCTAAATGCCAGGCTGGAAAGCCGACACTAGCAATAGTTGATTTACCTAGCCGCGGTGGCATTTGTAATATGAGTCTTGGGCTTTTTTTATTTACAACATCTTCAGAAAATTTTTCTAGTCTTTTACATATATCTTTGTGTACCCAGCCAGCCATGTAGTCAGGGTTGTTTCGTTCGATAAATGGTAACAGTCGACGGCGGGTAAGGAACCGTGCTGCGAGTTCTTGCTTCGCTAGTTCTTCGGCCGTGGCCCGTTGTTCGACTTCTTGGGGTGTTGGCTGATCAGGATCAGGCATAGCGTCCTGCATATCAGCAACACAATACGCACAGTACCCATCATCACCAGAGTAAAGTGTTTCTGGTTGAGACTTGTGGCAACGTTTGCACTCTATGTGTTGTACCTCAGTCAGCTTTCGGCTCCAGATGATCGATAGTTTTGCCTGCTAGCTCCAACAACTCTTCGTCAGTCATACGTTCAAGTTGTTTGGATCCGTTTATTTGTATGTTGACCAGCGGTTTTGTTTCTTCTTTAGCCAGCCCATGTAATTTGACAAGAGAGTCAGTAGTGTTCTTCATCTCTGTAGCGTTGGCGCTAGAGTTGAACGCTTTTATATACATCCAATGAGCGTCGGACATTTCGAACCGTACTTCTTCTCTGTTTTGCTCACGGAAGTACTCAATGGCTTTTGCAACAGCTGGACGTTTTTCGATGTCGTAAGCAGAACGCTCAGAGTACCCCGCAGCTCTGGCGGATGCTTTTATGTTCATACCACCAACGCGCGCGAGTACGTACGTCTCTTGTTGAGTCGTAAGTTCGTTTAAATTTAATCCGGCATATCGGAGGTGCGACTGAAATTCAACTTTAGGGTCGAGCTCAGTGATTTCCGTTTCTTTGGGCTGCAATTTCATCTCGGACCGAGTTATCTAGATTTATAAAAACAGGTAGACAATCATCCGGTAAGGAGTCGGACACGTCTTCCCACCAGTCAATAAAGTCTTCCTTGCTCCAGTCCATGGATTCAAACAACTCAACCACCATGTTGAAGTCGTAAGCAACTACCTCGCCACCTTGCATAAGGTTAGCTGTACCTATGATTGCACTGTCCAAACCGTCCAGGGCCACAACTTTTGTCTGTGAAGTAGTTATCATGCTTAATTATTAGTCGAACTAATACCTAGTCACAAGAAAAATCATAAATATTTTTTACCCACCAATAGAGCGAGGCTTCATCTAAGTTATTCTTTATTATATTTACGCGGGCGCAAACAAGTTGGATGTTGTCGATTGTGTAATCCTCGGTGCTGCGGATGCGGTCAATACTGGCGTTAAACTCTTTGCGTTCCCCGCGATCGTAATGGTGTGTCATATATACACCGCTCAAAGCACACCGGCCGCCTTGAGCCTCCCAACATGCTAAAACATCTTCAACAGATATTTCCCACTTATATTTACCCTTCTTTGTGACAGACGATTTATGTTTACTGTACAAGTCTTTTAGGAAAAAAACTGAGTCTTGCGAGTTGCGGTACATACGTCTATTAGAGACGCATTCGTTACAACGGTTTACACGGCCGGTTCCATCGGTATCGTTTTGAGATTTAGCTATAGGGCCAAAATCTGATAGCGGCTTGGTCTCGCCGCAGTACAAACAAGTCTTACTCTTCACTGACATAGTTTGTACTGACGCATCACTAGTAAAAAGTCTAGGAAAAATTTTTTAAAAATTTTTTTTCGTTTTTTACGTCAGAAACGCTGAGACATACCATCCCCTGCTGGCTGTCAGGGCGTCCCCGTCCCCCGATTGCACCATGGAACCTTGTTTTACATCCTACCCCGTGGGTCCCATACGTCGAAAGCTAAAGCTTTCAACGTTTGACAGTTCTAGTGTCAAACAGAAAAAGGAGTTTGTTATGACATATTTATCAGCAGTCACCACCGGGCTCGGCTTCTTCACAGGCGTCATGCTCGGATGGGTTCTCGTTGCAATCGCACTCTTCACAGCCTACCTACTGGTCAAGTTCTTCAGCAAGCCTGAAGCACCTGATGTCACCGTCGAGGAGCGCAACCCTTTCGACGACTTCCTGCACCACTGGGACCATATCCAGAACGAGCCAGCGTATGTACGTCGGAGCGAAGGCGAACAGCTTGAGTTCAACTTCAACCATGACGACAGAAGCTAAAGCTTCCGTCGTCTGTCAATTCTTTTGCCTAGACAGAAAAGGAGATTGTTATGGCGAAATATAAAGTATCCGTACCTCGGGTATGGAAATCGGATGGTAAAGAGAAGACCAGCTGGAAAGACCTCGGTCTTGCCATGGATGCCAAGAACGGTATCCGGGTCAATCTTAACTTTATGCCGTTGGTCAAGGATGGTGAACCTGAGTCTATCTTCTTGTTCCCCATCGAGAGTAAGGAGGAGTAATCATGAAACTCTCAACGTTGCTAGCCCGTGGCTATAATGCAACCAAGGTAGTGGCTTCGGTCACTACCGCCGTTGCCAAGAATACAGCTGCGGAAATCAAATCAGAAGCTACTCGCCTCGAACGCGAGAAAGCCGAAAAGATTCTGGCTCAGTTAAACAAAGATGAGTCAGCGTCCTAACATCAATCAGGGAACCAGCCAAGCGGTTGGTTCCCTTTTCTTCTCGAAAGTAAAAAGGTCGGCCTTTGGCCGTCTCTTTTTTTTAGGGGACGTGACAGCCAGGGGCATTGTGTGCTGTCAGAGGGCATCGGTTCACTGTTCTGGGGCATCGCTCAGATGTTCATGATCCGTTCTCAACGGTCACCTGTCCCTGGTCCTCTGTCCCCGGACGACGGTCGTGGTACCACGAAAATACAGGTTCTGGTACACACCTGGTACCGAAAATGGTACACGCTAAACCCTTGACCGTGAACCGTAAATCGTAAACCACTAACCTTTGGTACCATTGGTACCACCACCACACGGTTTAGTTTTAGAAAACGGTTTATTGATTTTGTTTTTTCAACATCAAAAGACCCCCCCTAAAACTGGTACCAGTGGTACCACTAAACCTTTAACCAATAACATCAAACACTTAATCATGATTCATTGCTGGTACACAGCTGGTACCGACCGGTACCAAGCGGTACCACGATAATGGACCGTGGTTCACGCTTCATGGCTAAAGCATGAAGCGTCTGACAGTTTATGTGTATATCAACAGAAAAAGGAGATTTGATATGTTGAAATATTATGATGGTTTGTTGGGCATCTGCTTACTGCTGCTGCTCATGGTTGGATTTGGAATCATATAGGAGGAAGAAACAATGTATGAATTTCAAATAGCACTGGAACTAATGCGTGACGCAAGACGCTATGGCGTAACGAAACACGTACTACAAACGGCCCGTAAGTACCGGGAACAAAATGCAACCGCATCTCTCTCAGATTGTATCTGGGAGGGATATTGTGAATGGGTGAAGTAATGAATAGTTTGGATAAAGCAATGCAACTTATGTTGCAGGAAAAAAGAAATCAGTTGTGGAAAGTGTCCGCACGTATGGACAACGCAATGATTGAAGCCTTTGAAAGTAAGGGTCTTAAAGCAAACGACTACATGGAGATCGATAAGTATAGTGGCTTCGGCAACATGCGACTCAAGCCAGGCGTTGAAGATGAACTTAGTTGGGAGAACCAAGTGAAGCAAGCAAAAGCTAATTGTCTGCACTTGCACACAACCGTTCATGAATACGTCAAAATTAAAATGGCTGAGTCAAAAGAAGAGAAGAAGAATAGACCACCAGACGAAGAGATGTTGGACTGGGAAGTCGACATGAATGAAAACGTGGGCATGTTGATGCATGAGTGTGAGCAGTTAGAGTTTGCTGCCGAGTACTGGAAGCGAAACTACTTTGACTTGGCACAAGAACATCATGAGTTATCCAAGACACACTGCGCGCCCAACTCTAAAGAGTTGAGCGACTGACAGCTTGTATGTTGAAGAAAGGAGGATGTCATGGATGACATTGACTGGCTCAACGAATTACTCGTTGAGCACAACATCGAACCAATCCGTCAAGCCGATGGGTTATGGAATGAGGGAGACGAATCACCGTTATGGGAAGACGTTCAATTCATTTCTAACCTAAAGGCAAGACTAATCACTCGCTAACAGAAAAGGAGTTCAATATGACTGATTTAGCGAAAACAAACCACTTCGACCCTCTCTTGGAGGGCGAACGTGAAGAGCTGCTTCCTGCCAAGGAAACAACTCAAGACATGTTCAATGATGACTCGTACGC